CAACGCCTCAAACACATTGTCAGCGGGAATGGGCCCACTGACACGAAACAACCCATCATCCCCCTCGACCACCCCCACCAGGGGGAGGTCCCAACCACACTCCTTTGCAATAAAGAATTGCAACATAAGGTTGGTGAACCCGTTTCCCAACGAGGTGCACATATCCCCAGACATTCGAGCGAAGGTGGTGACAAGCATCCCTGAAGCCCTGCAATGTTGCAAGGATGTAAGAGCATCTACCAGAATCGGGATATCCCCGGCTCTAGAAGTCTCTCCCAGCATGTATGTGTACAATTGAACTTCTGCACACATCATCATCTGGCTAACAAGGGACGCCTCCAGTGAAGTGTAATCTGTGGCAATGAACAATGAGCCCTCAGCATCAACATACTCCTTAATATACGCGGCACGATCTGCCACGGGTATGAACTTCACAAACCATTTAAGCTTGAACACCGCCTGTTCAATGGCGTGAAAGAGTGGACCAGAAAATGCCTTAAAGCCGTCATCACGTGAGTTGATCCAACGTGCATGTTTGGGTACTTGGTAGGACTCAGCTTTAATAAAGGACTTATTTTTAAAATGTTTTTTCTTGTCCAAGACCAGAACATGAGCTCTTCTGATCTCCTCCTTCCTCCACTCAGGATAATGGGTGTGCTCAAGCCAGGTATCAAAAGACAAGTCTGTGTCCGCAGGAAGCGGATTCAAATTGTGTCTCAACCAAACTCGAACAAACCCACGGAACCTTCTCATCATGGCATTGTCACGTCTCGGTGGGGCACGTAACAGCCTATGGTAAGCTCCCTCCATCTGAGTTTCTTCATCGCCCTGATCAGGACTCAGCGGTGCAAAGCCCTCCACATGCACACCCAGGGACCGTGCAGCTAACCTTCTTCTCACCACACTCCCCACCCTAGTCAAGCCTGTGCCTTGTTTAATGTCTCGCGTTTTTGGCAAGACATTGCCCACGTCTTGGTACCTATAACCATAGACGTACAGGGCAGGGTAGGACCTTAGTCGAGACGGGGTGGGGCCAGACGAAAATTCGCCTGGCGTGCTTTCCGAATAACACTGAAAAGCACCACGGAACCATACTCGACATCAGCCCTATAGGCCGATGGCACATTGATCGACCCCATCGTACGGGCCTTTTGAAGGACGGTCTCAAATGTGTAGGACATACTCGACCCAAAGGTGGCATCGAGTTGATTGAGAATGGCGGGTTCGAAAAGTACCTCAAGGCACGTGGCATTGTTGAAGTCGTACACAGGTACAGAGCACACCTGACTTCCGCCACGACACACCATGGGTAGATGGGCCATTATACGCAGGTCAGGGACGGCTTCAATGTCAGGCTGATTCTCATCGAAAGCCCTAACACAATCCTCCCTGCGAACCTGAGTCACAATGCCCAACACAATGGAATCAGTAGGGATTCCAGAGAAAAAGAACCAAACCCGCGCCGTCATTGATCTAAGTCGGGCAATGATCAAATGGCGATAACTGAGTCCCACATAAGACCTAGCGGTCCCAAGGTTCTCAGGTTCACCACGCCTGACAAAGATATCCTCCAGCAAACCAGGTGTCAATCTGGACTCTCGATTGAGAGTGCGGAAAGCCAACGAACGCCGCATCGAATCAATTCGTGCAGCCTCCGCTATTCTCCACAGGATAACGAAATCCTCCATTTCCGCTTTGAAACGGAAAAAACACCACACGAACAAGATGTTGCCCACAACAAAGGATACTGTGCATCCGACTGCCCAGTAGATTTTGATGAAATAGAGCAAGTGAGCAACAATCTCAAAAACCCAGCCCAACCCGTAGGTGAAATATAAAGCCAGAGTCATGACCCTAGCTCCCAAATCACCCAACACGAGCAACAGGCTCAACATCGATGAAGACCACTTGAGCAAGCGTTCATGTGCGTCTAATGCAGAATCATTGGACATCACTCCATGATCGTGTAAATAATCGACAGCAGAGGCAGTCAAGCCAAGGTGTCCTGGGAGAAGGAACACCACGACCGACGCCGACACAAAACATGCTAGCACATAGCGGAACTTCATAGACCTATCCGTCAGTCAACG